TATTAATTATAAAATAGTTGATATAATATTTTTTTATGTCATTTTAATTGCTTATATTTACTTATAACAATTAAACATATCAACTATGAGCAATTCAAACAAATGGGTAATTTTCGATCTAGATGGCACCCTAGCACTTATTGATGATCGACGATCCTTTAGCACAAAGGACAATGGGAAGATTAATTGGACTAAGTTTTTTGATCCAAATAATATCCAAATGGATAAGCCCAATAATCCAGTCATAATCATGGCACAAACACTCAAATCACAAGGTTTCAATATTGCGATATTTTCTGGTCGATGTACTGGAACAAAGGACACTACAACAAAATGGCTTGATAAATTCAATGTACCATTTGACAGTATCACAATGAGACCACTAAATTCATTCACACCCGACGATAAGCTCAAATCAGATTGGTTCGACGCTAAATTTCCAAATCAATCTGATGTACTATGTATATTCGATGATCGCGATAAGGTCGTGAAAATGTGGAGAGATAGAGGATTAACGGTTATGCAAGTCGCTCCTGGTTCATTTTAACATTAATAGACATTCAATATGAAAGCAATACATAAATTCAACAACGGGTATGGCGCTACATTATGTAACCAATGTCGCTGCATTATCGGTAGAGGATTACATAACGCAGTTTTATGTGAAAATTGCATTAAAAAACAACAAACTAACACGGACAAAACTATGACACAAGATGAAAAGATATTATTAGATTGGTACGGACAAGGTTGGCACGACGAATTATGGGGTTGGGCAGATGCAAACATCAAATTTATTGCAGATGAATATTTGCCGGCATATAAACTAGGCCGGGATCATGCAATATTGGGAGATGAATCTGACCTAATTGAATCTATGGCAGATCGGGCTATTCTGAAACAAATACTCAAACGCAGTGATCGTTAGAAATTGTTAATAACTTATTGAAAATAATCACATAGGATTGTTCCGGTTAAAGAATAATGCTTATATTTAACTATAACAAATTAAACAAACCTATTATGATGATAATTGTAGAATGCATAGATCCAGGCGTATGGAAGAACCATTTGACATTAGGTTCAAAGTACAATGTAATTGCATTGGACGAAGATGTTTACCAGCTTATAGATGATAGTGGAGAGATAAACTACTACTTTATAAATAGATTCAACAAACTAAAACAAGACTAAGATGAGTACTGAAATACTATTAGCGAATTTATTAAGTCTAGTACCAAAACGATTAGCTAATGATTTAGCTAGACTGATTGATGTTCGTATTAAGGAGCTTACTAACAAGCGAGTAATAGAAGAGTTGGAGAAGCAATTAGAAAATTACTTTAATCAAGAAGTAGAAACCTACCTATCAGATAATCTTAAAAATAGAATCAAAGAACTAAAACAAGAGTAAGATGGATAGAGAAAGACTAGGAAAGATAAATACAATTACAATGGAGCTAAACGATTTACTTCAAGAGCACGAAATAAAGAATAAGGATTCGTTTTTAAGTGGCGTATCAAGTATTATATGTCAACTAGACACCGATATTGCTATTGAAGTAATGGAATCCTTTGGTGAGGAAGGTAAGAATGAAGCACTTTCAATTAAAATTAATTACGGATACTAAACAAGACTAAGATGGCGATAGATATACACGAAGAAGCTATAGAGCTAATGATCAAATGGGATCAGACATACCGTATGGATAATCAGATATCTCTAGATGAATACTTAGCAGAGTATAGTGTAATAATGCATGTAGAAGACATAGAAGCTGGATGGAACCTCTTCTATAGGCTAAAGGGAAATAAACGGAATATATTGCATGACAGGTTATTAAATACAATACACCAGCCATCGACTTCAACTGAAGCTAAAGAGCTCCATAGTTACTTAGTTAAAATATACGTAGACCAGTATGTAAGAGAAATGCTTACAGAGGAACTTGAAAACGTAGTAGAGGTAGCAGAACACCATAGGAAAGCCTCATCGGTTATAAGCCATGCTAAGTATAGAATAGAAGAGCTCTCTCGAGATCATTTTGACAAATAGAGATTGTTAATAACTTTTGAAAATAAACAGTCCAAGATTGTTCCGGTTAAATTATTATGCTTATATTTACTTATAACCAATCAAACAAACCTACTATGGAAAACAATACAGAATCAAACACATCTGAATTTATAATGGCTCATTGGAGTGCATTGGACTCAACATCAATTGAACGGTATTTTAGCGATCGATCAGAGGCGCTTATACAGCAATTAGCTGACGATTCGGATCAGCTTCCGATTCAAGCGGAAACCAACGATAAATTAGACGCTGATATTATGCATGATATGTTATGTAAAGATATCGCATTTACTCGAGACAGAATTAGAGCATACTCTAGCATATTGGAGACCGATTTAGAATACTACATTAGAAAAATCCTTATTTCCGATCTCGCTGATGCAAAGAAACGATTAATTATGCTAGTCGATCAAATGCACAGTTAAATAGAAATTGTTAATAACTTTTGAAAATAATGTTAAATTTATTTTCCGGGTTAATCGATTATGATTATATTTAACTATAAATAACAAATAACAAATAACAAATAACAAATAACAAATGACCAAATTACGAATATTCATTGACCTAGATGGTGTATTGGCAGATTTTGCATTACTCGCATCAGCTCACCCAAACTTTACAGGGGATGGACATTGTCCAGATTTAGACCTCGATTTTTCGATATTACAACCTATACCCGGAGCTAAGTTAGCTGTTCAAGCTTTACTTGATTCCGGTCATGACCTGTTGATCGCTTCTACGGCTCCTTGGGATAACCCAAATGCTTGGACGCAAAAGCGATTATGGGTAGCAGATCACTTTCCACAATTTAGAAAAAAATTAATATTGACACATAGAAAAGATCTATTGATCGGAGACATACTAATCGACGATCACACTTGGAATGGAGCTGGAGATTTTAGTGGAAAACTAATCCACTTTGGCACTGATCAATTCCCAGACTGGACATCAGTTGTAGATCACGTTAATATATTAGCAACCAACTAAATCATATCAATATGAGGAAACGCAGTCACAAATACAAAATCGGAGACGATGTTCAATTTAGATATATGGATGGTACCATTAGGTACGGTGAGGTTACTCGCATAGGTTACGCTGGAGATAACTGGGATCATATCCCGACTGACTTCTCTGCAATGATATATACTATTACAGTTATAAATAACGGGGATATCCGGGGCTACATGGTGTACCCATGCGTCGGAGAGGCTAGAATAATATCGGCAAATGGCCAATTAATTAAATCGTGTAAGTATGGATCTAATTATACAACAGTTAAGGCTAAGCCATCTAAGCGTAAAAAACTCAAAAAGAAACCTTCCGTTAAATCTTCTGCGACAATTGTATTAAAGAAAGCTGTTCCACGTAAGCGTAAACAAACTGATTTAGATTTAGCTATTAAGAAACAACAACGTTTTATAGACGGAAAAACAAAATAATATGGGTGCAAACAAACAATATATCAATATTGATACAATCAAATGTGCTTGGACAATCAATGGTGCTGAAGGAATATCAAATCTATATACGATGTCTGAAACAATTATAATGTGCGACAATGAATCTAGGTATATTGGAGAGATCATGGAAAAGCAATTGACCATTGAAGACAAGCGTCATTTGATTCATATATACATTGATGCCTACCTATTTGAAAATAATTCAACAAAATAATGAAAATAAGTTGAAAAACATTTTACCGAGTCAAAAAATATTAATATATTTACAACATAATTATTTATTACTAGTTATTATATAATATCTATTAATATCCTAATAACATTAATATATCTGAAAATAATATATTAATAAATACAGCTTCGCTGTAATTACAATCAATAATTCAAATTAACAATCAAACCAAAACAATTAAACTATGTCAAAGACATTCAAAACCAACGTAGATCATCAGTCAAAATTTAACCCTTCAAAGTATGGTAAAACATGGGCAACAATAGATTTTGAACTAGCACATGGACCTAAAGCATTACATCCAATTGCTCCAGCTACTCAACCAATTATTGGTACTCTATTAATTGCAGGCAAACGAGTTGAAATTACGTTTACAGAGTCAAATAAGATAATGGAAACATTAATGGATGCTCAGACACAATATAATGTCGCCAAGAGAATGGGACAATTGGAGTCAGGTACTGGAACGTATAGAGGCTAATATATGTTTATATTAGGACTAATTGTAGGTGCAACAGTTGTAACCGCAATACATTACGTATTAAATCGACGCATTAAAACTCGATTGGGTGATAAATTACTTATTAATGACTTGTTAAGGAAGGAGTTGAATAAGAAGGACTAACCCTCCGGTAGAAATAATTTTTGTATGTGTATAAGGGCTCAATTTAATTTGAGCCCTTATATTTATAATAGATCAAGACAACTGGTCTATTAATTTACATTAAACATATTATATCATACATATGAACAGCGAAGAACAAATAGACGACACTGAATTTATTAATGCGGCATTTGATACAACATATTTACTATTTATTGGTGAAATGAGTATTGAAATGTTGATGAATTCGTCTGAAGTTGAAGTACCAACATTATATGATCCATATAGCCTAGACAAATTAGAGTTTGTTGATATATTACGCGATATGTTGGATCATTATGAAGTTACCGAAGAATATGAGCGATGCGCAAAAATATTCAAACTAATAAATAATGAACCTGAACATGAAGCAATTATCGCTGAATTGGTAATTGACGAACCATATTATGGAACTGAAGATATACCAGATATTCAACCTGATATGCAATCAATTGACCAGCTAATCGCACAAGCTAGCACAATAGATAATAAGCTTAACGATGTTACTGACCTTGAAATATGGAGCATATTATCAGATGCTGATAAATCTATATTCAACGGTGATATTGTTGCATTTTGTAAATGGGCAGAATTACTTGATAAAAAAACACGAGATGATTACATCGAACGATTATTAGACGATGGACCATTAATACCAGATCAACCTCTATACAATAATATAGAACACGAACAAATTACAGATGATATCATAGACAACTACGCAGATTCATCTGAAGAAATTAATTATCATGACAATATTGTAATATCGTATCTTGATAAATATACAATCATAAGTCACACCAATTTGACCAAACTAACTAATTTACAGATAAAGTTTGCGCAAAACGGCATAATTGATATGTCGATTAGACAAAAACCAAATCCATCCGGACAAGGTATCATATACAGTTTGATATATGATTCATCACAAAAACATATCCCCATTAGCTGGAATTGAAAACTCCTAGGGAAATTGTAGGTAAAGTATCATCTGCATCCCGAAATGTGGCTTACAGCAAAATTTGTGATCAATGGGAACAATTCGGAACATGGATCAGCTTCATTGTTAATCAATGGCTGTAGTGAAATTAAATATAACTAATAATTTCACTATATTTAAAATAAAATAAACAATAGGAAATAGTTATGGCAAACGAAGAAAATACATACGATTCATATTACAAGCCTGGTACCAGATGGAACGAAAGTCCGGATAGATTATACAAATATATGGAATGTAAACTATGTGGCGGATATGACAGAGTTGGAGAGAACGCAACTGCAGTAACATGCCAACATTGTGTCGCTGATATGGTTGATCCACCAGAAACATCTCAACATAAACGTCAAGAAGATAAAAAACCTGCTGGATGGCACTGGATGGCGGTTTACGTTCACGGTGATGGTACAGTTTATCATAAGGGAACTGAACAACCTGATCTTAAGGGTACACTTGATAAAACAGTCATAGCGCCAAAAGTTAGGTTATCCAAGAAAGAAAAGGACAGATACAAATATGAGGCTGCCCTAAAAATAAGCAAGTTAAAGAAAAAACTGGCAACACTTCGTTGGAAAAAAGATAAGAAAATAGTTCAAGCAGAAATAAAATATTTTTCTAGAATAGCCGTTGGAAAATTCCCAGAAGGATTCAAAGAAAAACTTTTTGCTGAATAATTTTTTTATGTCAATTTTTTTTCTTATATTTAGCTATAACAAAAAATACAACGAGGAAAATTGATGGAATATGATAAATTAGTATATGTACGTGGTTCATTATCAAAGGAAGCGCAACGAATTGAATTTGCGGTAAGTAACGACTTATCAATAACTGAATTCAAGCGAACCTGTAAACGACTGGCATATGCTTTAGGCTATAGTACATCATTGGTCGATACTCATTTCGGAAACGATACTGAAAAAGGCAACATCAAGCAATTACAAATTTTATTCGATTAATATGAAAAAATTATTGTTTATCTTTCCATTATTTGCATTTACTTATCCAACCGCTGATATTGAAATTGTTCCGATTAAATTAGAACAGATTCATATAACAGTGGTTGAACTTGACATTCCAAGTTTAGCTAATGCAATAATATTCGTAGAATCTTCAAATAATGATTCTGCATATTGTAAAGTAGAAGACGCTGTAGGTTGTATGCAAATTAGGCGAACAATGGTAAGAGATATCAATAGGATATTAAAGACTCAGCGCAAGCAACACAGATACAAATATAAAGACAGATGGAATAGATTAAAATCAATTGAAATGTTTAACATATACATTGAGCATTATGGTTTAGATACATCTGAAGAAATTGCTAGAGCCTGGAATGGTGGTCCGAGAGGATATAAGAAAAGCGCAACAATCAAATATTGGAATAAAGTAAAAAAATGGTTATGAAGACAAACGAAGAAAACTTATTAGAAAATTGGAACAGACTAATGACAGTTATAGATACTGAATTTAGTGGTACAAGGCGAGATAATATCAAGCACATGTATGAAACATTAGAAGAGCGAATGATTGCTGCTCCTGCATCAGGAATAGAACATTATCATAATTGCTTTGCTGGTGGATATGTAGATCATGTATTACGGGTATTAAATTGTTCTATTAAATTACATGGTGCATGGAGTAGTATGGGTGCAAATGTTACTGGTTATAGTCGCGAAGAACTATTATTTGCAGCATTGAATCATGATTTAGGAAAGGTCGGAGATTTACTTAATGATTACTATGTACCAAATCCATCAGATTGGCACAGAAAAAATCAAGGTAAAATATATGACATCAATCCTGAAATCCAGAATATGTCAGTACCACATAGAAGTTTATGGTTATTACAGAACTTCAATATCAAATACTCTCAAAATGAAATGATTGCAATAATGATACACGATGGAATGTATGACGATGGAAACGTTTCATACTTTAAATCATATGACAAGCATAGAAAAATGCACAACCATATGCCATTATTATTACATCATGCTGACCATATGGCTAGCCAAATTGAATACGAACATTGGAAATCTAATCAGGGTGTTACAGCAAGTATGACAAATACACAAAAGTCAGCAGTAGCAGCCACAGCTCATAAACCTAAGAAGGTTACTGGAAAAGTATCTACATCAGAATCGGATGCACAGGAACTGTTTAAGGGGTTATTCGGAGACTCATAATGGAATATATGTTATGTACCATTATACTAATACTTACATTAGTTGTTATAAACCTAATTCGAAAGTTTGACCAATCACAAGATACGGTTGAACAAATTGAACTTGAACAAAAATCTATTTTATTAAACTTAAATAATACGTTTGATAATCTAAGAGAAATTGATTCAAAGGGTGGATTCGCTAGTGATGATGAGGTAGGACAAATATTTGATGCAATTAAAGATGAAATTAATGGCTTAGAGGCAATATATGGAAGTAATGATGAGTAAGAGTCCAGTCGATATATTTTATGACAATTTACCAATGTACGAAGAAGAATTGGAGATATTATTAAATCCAAACGTTGTTCGTAGAGGTAGAAAGCGTAAAAATAAAATGTATTTTACGCCAATAACTGAAAAAGCAATTATCGCATATAATATTGAACCATCAAAAATTAAACGTGACAGATTATATAACGCACACATACATTATTCAATGTGGAAGTTAACGCAAAATATAATTAATAGGTTTAGATTTCCATATATGGATGGAACAACTGAAGATAAGCAATATGAAGTTATGGGATTTGTTTTACAAAAATTGAATAAATTTACAGCTGAAAAAGGTAAAGCATTTTCATATTTTAGTATTGTTGCAAAAAATTATTGCATTCAAACAAATAATAAAGCATACGCTAGATTGAAAACTAAAGATGATGTATTATCTATAGATAAAAATAGAAATATTGTTAATGAAGTTGGAAATACTGAACGATTGGCTGCAATAAAAGAATTTATGGATACGTTTATAGATTATTATGAACGAAAAGTTGAAACAATATTTACTAAACAGTATGAGCGTAGAATAGCATATGCAATATTGGAATTGTTTAAACAACGTGAAAACATTGAAAAATATAATAAGAAAGCGCTATATTTGTTAATACGTGAAATGACAAATGAACGCACACAAGATATATCTAAGGTTGTTAACATCATAAAGAAAGAATATATTGAAAAATACAATATGTATGAAGACAAACTTAGTTAAAACATTGTTATGTAACATATAACGATCATAGGCAATATTGCCAACAATAAATACAAGGAGAATATAATATGGATTACGTTTTTAAGTACGCAGAAGGATTTTTATCTGGATTATTCGGATTACTTATGTCAATTTTACCAATTGCAATTTTATTTCAGGTTTTAACCGGAGGAGTTGTTTTTGGGATGGATGTTATTGGAAACATTAGCACAATCATTAGTTACATTGGTAATGGCGGATTTGTCGGCTTAGTAACACTAGTTGTTGTTATGTCGTTCTTTGCTAACCCAAAGAAGACTAAAAAATAGATTACATACCAACATATTGTTGATAATTAACCCCAATCTTTTGATTGGGGTTTTTTTGTTTCATATATTTATATTAAACAAAGGAACAGTACAATGGAACAAGGTGATGACATATTCGAGGGTAAGACATTTTCCGGATTAATGAAGAATATATATGATAATTCGATCCGAAAAGAAGCCCAAATAGCTGAACTAATTAAGCAATTGCAACCAATGATTAAGAACATCGGAGATGCAACAATATTAGTGCCAATAATAAAAGACTACTTAGATGTAGCAGTTAAAAATGACGACCATTTGATTAAGATGGCAGCAATAGTTCAACGTGCAGAAGGCAGATCATCGTCGAATGCTAGTGGTGGAACATTATTGACGCCTGAAGAAAAGAAACAACTATTAGATGCAGCAGCTGAAATGGAAGACAAATAATGGCTGGAGTAGTTTGGAACGATAATACGCTACATGATGGATATTCATCATCAAAAACATCAAGTAAGCAGCCGAATGGATATTCATTGGGAATTGTCGCATCACAAGCCACTGATGGAATTGGTAGTGTAACATGTAAACTATTGCGTCAATCTGGCGAAATACAAACAATAGTAGCTCATCCAATCGACGCAAACAGTTTCACAATGCCATTAATAAATGAATCAGTATTTTTATTCAACAGTTCACACGATTCAGACTGGTACTATACTGGCATCCTCAACAACACATCAAACATCGGATATATGTTAAATGATAAAATAACAATATTAGATGACGGTGAACCACCAGAAGAAACAATCAAGAAGCAACCAACTGACAGGAATATAATTACTCCTGGTCAAACAATATTACAAAGCCGATATGGTTCATCTATATTAATGGGAGCCAAACATGACGCAATACAGTCGGATTGGTCATTAGATGGCGAAGACGGAGAACCGATAATCATTATTAGAAATGGTAAATCAACTTCCCCAACAATCAAAGATGACAGCGCTCAAATTGTACTGACGTCTGATCAATCCATCCCAACATCGGCCAAAGCCCCACTCACATTTGAACGACCTGACCAATACGTCGGTAGTCAAGCTATAATCGAAGCTGATAGAATAGTATTCCATGCTAAAGCAGATAGTTTAGTTTTGTCTGCTGTAGATAATGTTGGAATATCAACAAATAGCTGGGCAGTTGATGTCGAAGTCCTCATGACACAAATCGAAGCGTTGACAAAGGCTATGATGGCGTTAACGATTCCAACTAGTCTTGGTCCTGGAATGCCAATAAATATAGCTGATTTTTCCAAAGTACTGATTGAGCTAAACAAGATGAAACAATAATATTGCAAACAGCTTAAAACCAATCCTATTAGATATTTATAATAAACATAGGAGTGAGCAATGACGAAAAAAGATTTGGTAAAAATTATCAAAGCGGTTGTACAACGAGAAGTTGAATCTGCTGTCAAAACGCAGATTAGCGAAATGATGGATACAACCCCACCAGTGAAAAACTATACGCAACAATTATCGCTTAATGACGCAATCAATGAGACAGCAACTGCAGCAGAGCCGGAATGGCCAACTATGCAAAACTTCACAAGTGATATGCGTTCACAATTTATGGCAATGAATAGTAATACACCTCATACGCCAGCTATGACTGACATTAATAATCGTCCAGTCGACACATCCAAACTTGATCCATCATTATCGTCTGCATTAACTAGAGACTATTCAGAATTAGTTAAACGATTCAAATAATGGCTAAGCTGGACGAACATATACACCGAATAAATCCTCTAGACTTAGAGGTTGATATTGCTATCGGCATCGGTCTTCCAATGTCTGGCGATAAATTTGGCACATTCAACCTAAATTATACGTCAAAGGAACAGATTATATCAAATTTGAAAAACCTAATATTGACAATGAAGGGTGAACGTGTTATGGAGCCTGAGTTCGGAACAAATATATATAGACTAATGTTCGAAACAGCTGACACAGTCACATTAAATAAACGAATCAGATTAGACATAACATCAAGTATCAAACGATGGATGCCTGGTGTACAAATATCGGCAGTCGATACAACCATGCTCGACCATACAATGAATATATCAATATCATTTGTAGTACCAAACTTCAACATATCAGACACATTTTCAATGGAAATAAATAGGGCATAATAATGGGCAAAGACATTAAATATATAAACAAGGACTTTAACAGTATAAAAGCTGAGTTGACGGCATACGCTAAAAACTATTTTCCGACAACGTATAATGATTTTAACTCTGCTTCACCTGGAATGATGTTCATGGAAATGACTGCGTACGTTGGTGATGTATTATCATATTATACTGATTATGCAATGAAAGAAAATATGATCCAGTATGCGCAAGAACGTAAGAATATATATGCGCTAGCACAGTCATTTGGATATAAACCTAAGATTAGTGCAGCCTCTATTGTATCATTAGACATATATATGGAAGTCCCTGCAACTGGTATCGGAGCTGATTCATTGCCAGACCTAAACTATGCTGGAATACTTGAAGCAGGATTGGTTGTTACTGGAATAAGAGGACAGCGATTTACCACACTAGATAGTTTGGACTTTGCATCTGAATCACAAACAAATAAGACAGAAATAACAATATCTAAATTAGACGAAGCTGGACAGCCAACGTACTATTTGCTCAAAAAACGAGTTAATGCACAAAGTGGAGAAGCAAAGGTTAAATCTGTTGTTATAGCCGATGCAAAAAAATATAATAAGATACTAATTGACGATGTCAATATAATTGGAATTGACAGTGTGGTTGATTCATCTGGCAATATCTGGTATGAAGTACCATATTTAGCCCAAGATACATTGTTTGATGAAAATGTAAATAGCCCAGCATTTGATCCAGAATTATCAGAACAATCGCAGGCAACTCCATACATAATGAGCCTGCGTAAAACAACACGTAGATTTATAACAAATGTTACACCAAAGAATAAACTAGAACTACAATTTGGAGCTGGAATATCATCAGATCCAGACATTGAGATTATACCAAGTCCAAGTAACGTTGGAATCGGATTACATGGTACAACTAATAAATTTGACCAAGCATTTGACCCATCGAACTTCTTGCATACTAATACATATGGACAAGTACCTGCAAATACAACACTAACAATAAACTATACAACAGGATACGGCTTATCAGGAAATGTAAATTCTGATGAACTAACAACTATTGCAGATGGTAAGGTTATTACATATAAAGTTGATGGATTAACTACTGCACTAAAAACAGAGGTAGCAGATTCAATCGCAGTATCGAATCCACATCCTGCAACTGGTGGAAAATCAGCTGAAACTATTGAAGAGATTCGCAACAATTCATTAGCATACTTTGCTACACAGCAACGAGCCGTAACAAGGGATGATTATATCATTAGAGCATATTCTATGCCACCTAAATTTGGATCAATCTCAAAGGTATGCATAACAAGTGATACTGTTATCGACAAGTCAACAAATAAAGAGATGCAGAATCCATTAGCAATGAACATGTATGTATTAGGATTTAATGCAAATAAGCAATTAACAAATTTGAATTCGACGACCAAAAATAATCTCAAAACATACCTATCACAATATAGAATGATGACCGATTCTGTGAATATTAAGAATGGATATATTATAAACATTGGGATAAACTTTAGTATCGTTGTCCTACCAGGTAGAAATTCAAAGTCAGTAATATTAAAATGCATTGGTGCATTAAAGAAAAAACTATCAATCGACAAAATGCAATTCAACCAACCAATTATCACAAAGGACCTAATCTTATTATTGGCTAGCGTTGATGGTGTACAATCGGTAATGGGAGTTGACATTACAAATAAATGGAAAACCAGCGATGGTTATTCTGGAAACAAATATGATCTAAATGCAGCAAATCAAAATGGCATTATTTATCCATCAATCGACCCAGCTGTATTTGAGGTGAAATACCCTGATGTTGATATTAAAGGCGAAGTAGTAACGTACTAGGACAAACATGATATATACAGTATACCCATATAAAGATACAACAATTTATCAGCATAGCAATAAGCTGAATGCTGGAATTGACGAAATTCTGGAGCTAACAAAGCATGTTAAAACACCAGAAATAAATGGTATAAACAACTCCAGAATATTATTAAATTTTGACATAGCAACATTCAAATCTGAATCGGCTATTCCAACTGTTGCAACGTTGAAACTATTCACGGCAAATGTGTCTGGTATAATTAATGACTATAATGTTAGACTAGCCCCAATCGAGGCAGCATATAAAGATTGGACAATGGGTACTGGAAAAACAATACATAATCCTCCATCTGAAGATGGTGCTTCTTGGGCATATAGCGACGATGCATTGGGAGCATGGACAGCTGGAAATCCTGAAGCACTTAATTTTGTCGACATACCGAAGCTTGTAACAGACTCAACCGACATATCATCTAATGTAATTGGCGCATATAATATGCATTCTGGATCAAACGACATTAGTTTAGTCGCATACCGTCACGGTCAAGAGGCTAGCTCAAAATCATATGGATCAATTAGTTATTTTTCAAATGAAACCCACACAATATATCGTCCAAAACTAAATTTGGAATGGGATGATTCAACATATGCAACCGGATCTGGATCAGTATTGGCATCAAAAAATATTGTAATGTCAGTATATGATGCAAAGTCAACATACAATCAAGGTGAACGTACTAAATTATATATTAATCCAATTGATGTTAGACCGGTCAAATCATATAGTACATCTGCAAAGGTTGAACTAGCCAATGTTCTACCAGAAACAGCATATTATTGTGTAACCGACACGGTTGCAAATACAATCGTTTGGGACTACTCAACAATTGGAACAAAAATAAGTTGTGATGCAACAGATGGATCAAACTTTGATCTATGGACTGATACGTTACTTAAGAATAGAGAATATAGCATATCAATAATGGTGAATGATCGTTCATTTGTTGGTCAAGTTGAATATTTTGAAAATGTGCACACATTTAAGGTGGTATAATATTGAAACAAAATGACAACGCTCCAACTGCAGATAGGCTAGTTGAGTCAAAGGAACATTCATACCAAACAATGGTTGATATGCCAACAACTGATAATAGCAATCTGACAACCATACTTGATACAGTTGTCATAATTAGTGATAGTCCGGATCATGTTAATGTTGTAAATGTACCAATAATTAGGTCATCATTTACAACTGAGACGGTTGAAAAGTTTATAGACACTAAGATATGGCAACTTGTTACCGAAGGACCTCTTGCATCAAGAAAACCTCCAATGTCATTAGCTATAACTGCTACAAACTGGCACTGGATAACTGTAGATGGAACAAACGTATCAGATAAATGGGGCGGACATGATGCATTTACGCCAGCCGGAATAGCGTCAAGTGGCAAATATGCGAACCCAGTAAATCCAGTATTCTTATATGCAACAGATGAACACGCATTATTCCTACCACATAGTGTAGTAAATTACATTGATAAGAACAATGAACCAGTATTAGATGGACTAACGTGGGAATGGAAATTAGATGGAAACATTGTATCCACCTCCCCGCAGTTCATGCTAAATAATGCCGAATCACAGGGACCTAAACATAGCGAAGTAACAACATATAAAACATTAGTATGCACTGTATCAAATGAATTTGGTAGCATTAGTGAAACTCTGAAATTCTTAGTAGCTGATGATGTACGATACGATGGAGTACATACTAAGCGTGCTAGAGATGGATATTGGAATGCATTTGATAATTCAAAGTTCATGGCTAAATCAACTACCCCATGGTCAAAACACTATGATCCAATGACAGCGAATCGAGATATAACTGTAAAAGGCATAACATTCAACTCATATGGATCAGGTCATTCTGCAAAATCCAAATTCAAGAAGGATCCATCTGATTCAAGATGGGTTTATGAGGCACAATATAGAGTAGACAGTGGTAATTGGGTAAAGGCTAGTAGCGTATTTGCTGGAAAATCAAATAGTCATAGAGCATATCGATTCCATGATGAACCAACCGATATAACTTGGTCGGCACCAGGAAATTCAACTACTAAATTTGAATTTAGATACAAATATAAGTTTTACTCTGGCGCTTGGCCATTTAGGAAGAAGCATACACGAACCTACCATAGGATATACGATATACAGGTACCGTCTGATCCGAATATATCATATAAAACGATTAATAACATAACTATTCCATACACGAGCTCATAATGGCAGAACTAATTAATGACATAGATTATTTCAATGTAGATTTGGAATCAAAGCTAGCATCGACTGAAAATTCAATATCACAATTTGAATTGGATCAAAATGATGTTCTACATCTGGACATATATTCTGGTGAAAATTTCATTGAAAATGTGACTATACCTGCGATCGACAATATTGAAATATTGGGTGGATCAATTAATATTGATTATTATGATATATTGGTTAATACACTTGGATTTGTATCTGGATTTTATCGCATACAAACATCAATCTTGCGCAATCCGATATATCCAAATGTTGACGTTAGAGTTGATGAAATATCTAGAAACAAAACTGAACTTAGATTGGATGGCTGGACAGATGATGCAGCGTTGGTTGGTATACGTGATAAAGATGATGACGGATATAAAACATTACGTCTAGTTCATGATAAAGCTGGAACAATTAGATTAATCAATTGGACTGAAGATACGCACAATAATGAATCAACAATTATTGTTAAGGTAGCAGACGATTTACCTAGAAGTATTAAGGCTGGAGATACTGTTCAATTATTTGACGATATAATCAATCCATTTGAAATACAATTCACAATACAATTAGACGATCCATCTGCACCAGAAGATTTTAATATACTTAGAGGCCCAAATCTAACCCTTGATGTAAATAGGGAAATTGGAAAACCAACTGCATTATCATCGTGGAATGACATACTTTCAGCAGATGTTGAAACAAATAGTAGAGTAGTCGACAAGGTATTTAGTGGTAGTTTAGGTGCAACACTTAATATAGATTATTCATCATATGAAAACTTTGTCCACTTCAGTTCAGCTGAAGAACGATTACGTAACTTCAAATATAAGCTACAGTTAATAGAATCATACAAATCGACAAAATCAAACATAACGTCATCAGCAACTGGATCAAGCTATTACATTGCAGTTAAGACTGATATGGATGACAAAATAGCAAAATTAGTTGGAACATTTGATGGCTATGAGCAACATATGTACTTTAACTCCGCATCAGAATATACTGATACATATGGCACACATCCAGATACGACATGGCCAAAGACTACTCAAACTAAACCGTATACAGTTGCTAGCACATTAGACGTTGCATCAACGGATTGGTTTGATAATCAAATGGCAATTGCGGCAGATTATGATTTAGCAAATGATAATTCACTTAGAAGTACAATTCCATTGCATATAAAATTGGACAGTGGAAATAATGGATACGTATTATTTGTTGACATGGTCTCACAGCATTTTGATGAAGTATATAATCATGTTGATCATTTGAAAAACATACACAGTAAAGATGAGGACGTTAATGTTGGACTATCAAAGGATCTATTATTTGACGTGCTATCTTCATTCGGCTGGAAGCCAGAATCTGGTTTAGATTTATCAAACATATGGTCATATTATTTAGGTACAAACAAAACTGGAACAAACACTGTTGAAACATCATCGGCTGAATATCCAAATGGAGCAACAATAAAAACCGTTACTGGTGAAACAATGTCAATACAAGACATAGAGGCGGAACCATGGTCAAGAATACTTAATAACTTACCATACTTACTAAAGACAAAGGGAACGGCTAGAGGCGTAAAAGCGTTAATGTCATGCTACGGTATACCATCCACAATACTAAAAATACAGGAATTCGGTGGTCCAGATCCAATTGATTCATCCATTGGCAGTAACAATGAAATACTTCAAGCCGGATACATGTTGAAATTCAATGGTACCGATTCATATTTACGAACAGATTGGGACAATAATTACAATACTACACCAATAAACACAATTGAATTAAGATTTAAAACAAATACTATTGCAACAATGTCATTATGTGCAACATCATATAACATTGCTGGAATTCCAGCATCATCACTATGGATTGAGCCAGAATCATCTGGACAATACGGTATAGTTAAGTATTCAACAGCTGTAACCAAAACAACCTCACCAACGGTTATAACGTATGCGTCAACGTCACTAGCAAGATTACCAATATATGATAATGATTGGTGGAACGTTTCAGTCAAACGTGACGATATAACTGGAAATATTTCATTAGCCTGTCAAAAATCGCCAGATCATGCTGGATCCAGAATAACGCATGCTGCAAAATCATCTGTACCAGCTCCACTTACACCATATGGATGGACTGATGGCGGCATAGAATATTTTGATATTGGAAAATCATCATCGGCAGCAAAGTACAATGATACAAATAATGTAGTTGGCTTTTTTAATGGACATATGCAGGAAGTTAGATTATGGGATAATGAATTATCTGATGATGTAATTGATGTGCACACAAAGGCTCCAGTTAGTATACTTGGTAATTCATATACTGGATCATATGACAATCTATTATTTAGATTACCAATGGGAGCAGACACAAATCGTCCAGATGTAACAGTTGCAAATATTTCATCTTCGCATCCAAATCAATCAACGACTAGAACAGCAACCATAAATGGAACGTTTGCTTGGACATACAACGAAGAAGATTATTTTACTCCAGTACCAAATTCAATTGGTATGCGAGGCTTAGCAAACAAAATTAGAGTAGAAGATAATGTTGCAGTTGGCGACCTACATCCAAATGAAAGTGTAGAGGTTAGTTCTGGAATGAATAATCCAATTGATTCAAATTTATTATTTGTTGGATTCTCTCCACAAGCTGAATTAGATGCAGATATATCATTACAATTCGGTGGGTTATCGATCGACGACATAGTTGGAGACCCTAGAGATAATCATAAATCAGAATATACTGGGTTAGCCCAATTTAGAAACGCATATTTTAAAAAGTACAATGGTAAACAAAATATATGGGCATTCATGAGAATGGTCAAGTATTTCAATACTGCATTGTTCAAACAAATAGAAAGTATGTTACCTGCTCGAGCAAATAAAATTGTTGGACTAGTTGTTAAACAGACAATGTTAGAACGTCCAAAAATCGTAACTGAGCCGGTAATATCATATGAAGATATGCATCACCAATGCAAAATCAACGTGGTTGAAGATGGAATAGTTGGAAATATGCCAAATGCGGTAGGTACACAATTATATGACGCAGCTGGCGCAGCAACACATAAGCATTGGACGTCGTATGTTCCTGCTAAACTCAATCTAAATGTCATAAAATGTGACACTGATGGACTAATGCAAAACGCAAGCAATTCACGCAATAATAGCAAATATCAGTCAAACGGCTTGACTCATGCTGCTCAATTGCAAACTGATTTTACCGGCATGAACAACCTAATTGTTGAAGGCTGCAAAATGACTAGTGACGATTTTAATATTGACAGTCCGGACACTGTTGATGGTAAACCAGTTGTGGAAGTATTTGAAACGAATCCAAATAAGCTCATAACTGATAATACATCACACAGCGGAGACATAAAAATAGTTTAACCATATATTTATTATAAAGAATTCACAAGATAGGACATTAAAATGGGATATTTAGACAACACAACACTAACAGTTGATGCAATTTTAACAAAAAAAGGACGTCAACTTTTATCTGAAGGCGCACTTGAAATAACAAAGTTTGCATTAGGTGACGACGAAATCGATTATAGACTATGGGATCCAAACCATTCTCTAGGTACAAATTATTACGGTGAGGCAATTGAAAATATGCCGATATTAGAAGCATTTGCTGATGAAAATCAAATGATGCGATCTAAACTAATATCTCTACCGAAAAATACAGTTAAGCTTCCATTAGTAGAAGCTGGTGTATCATCTATCACATTAAACCGTCCAGGTTTAGTTAGTGTAATACATCCGTCGACTTCAAATGTATCAAACGGTAACCGATCATTAGGTTATACATGTATACTATCAAACGCAAATATGGCAACAATATCAGTTGCACCTGGTGGAGAAGTAGAAAATGCCACAACATATTCAGCAATTGGCGATAACGCAGCAAACTCTGTATCAATTGTTGGTACAAAATTTAACATCACAGCTAAATCAGTAACAGCTGATGCTAGCACAACTATAACAATTATTGGAAATGAAACTGGTGGAACTATAACTATTCCACTAACAATCAAAAAAGATCCAACAATTGATATTATAACAAAGGGACTATAGGACACAAAGATGGCAAATAGATTTAGATCCGGAATAGACAAACAAGCATTAGTTTCACGTAGACTTAGAAAGGCAAAGCGTGGAATTAACATGCGAGTATTTCAAAACTTTAATGAAGACGATGTTGTTGAATCCGACGTTGCAAAAGGTATAACATCAGCAATGTTTACAAATGACGCCGATTCAACACTAACCTCATTCTATACATCATCAGATCAAGTTGCATCCGCAGGTGGAAAATACCAATTTGAGGTATACTCAACTGACCCAGCAACTGACGCTACTGCTACTCCACAATTTAGTATAGCATATGGAAACATCGATGGCGCAGGTGCTGTAACCAGTTCAGGTGCAAGTGATGCTAGTATGTCTCCAGCTAAAGCAATATACACTCAGTTTGCAAATCTATTATTGGAACCAGGTGACGATAAGTTTACAATAGATGGCGACGATGAAACTGACATGATGTTCATCACGTTCAATCGAGCTAGATACAAGGAAAAAGCAAATAAGGGAAATTGGGATATTGACCTAGAAAATGGTGCAGACACAATTAGCTTAATCGATAACAGTTCAACTGTTCCAGCAATGGCTAAAAATGGCAAGAAAGTATATTCAGTTGTATCTGGATCTGGTACAACTATTGCGTCATCTCCACAACACACTGAATATGGATTATTCTATCCAGAATTAGGTATAATTGCATTAAGTGTTGATAAGATGGATGATACAAGCGGATTAAACGGATACTTTCCAGCTCCAGTATTAGACGTAGACGCAGCCATGAAAACAAATATGATTACTGCATTATCGTCATTTAAAGCTCGCGCTGAAGAGGATATTTCATCAACGCATTACTTTATTAGAGTTAAAAATTCTGAATACAATTTTACAAACAACAATACATTTGTAACAGGATCAGGAAACTTAAAGCATGTTGAAATGATAAATGATCCACAAACATATATAACAACTGTTGGATTATATAGTGACGAAAATGAATTAGTTGCAGTTGCAAAACTGTCTAAGCCACTACTTAAAAACTTCACAAGAGAAGCAACTATCCGCGTAAAATTAGATTACTAAATATTAAGGAGTTTTAATGGGCTTAGTATTTAAGGATCTAAATAAGGATAATATAAAGGTTACGCCTTACACTGCACATAAACAGTGGAACGTAACCTTGGCTAATGCCACTGATCTTGGTGTAATTACATACGATGGAGAATATGCAATAGGCGACTTCAATATATCAGATCATCCAATTGAATCAGCAACTACATATGCAACCACATCAAATGGCCAATACAAGCGATTGATCCATGCATCGATTGACAAGCTGTATTATGCAGGAAACGACAATAGATACGATGTATACTGTAATGAGAATCCAAACAAGCAAATACGTGAATATTCAAGCAAGGTAACAGTCATATCCATTCCAAGACAGATATTTGGTGACAAGCTGCATGCAAAATCATTCAAGCTAACATCTGGATCAGTTGTGATATTGGATGACGGATTCGGTAATCTATACGACTCAACCGACACAAATGATTATATATCAAATGAGCATACAACGCTACATCTCGGTTTATGGGAAGGGTATAGATTTAATCAAACATCTGTAACAACTACACTGAAAACTGAAGGCCAACTACAATTATCATCAGCAGCTCAAAACATACAGTTTGTTGATGGGAAATGGGGAAAGGCTGCAAAGTTCCACGGAACAATATCGTCACAAGAATCAACGAATAGCGTAATACGAATTGATGGATCAGCTGATATCTCATTTGATGATGATTTTGCAATATCATTTTGGTTTAAGGCTCCAACAGCTCAGTCGTCGACCCGAAGCTACATTGGACGTCCAACGCCAAGTGGAGAACGAGCACTATCAAATGTATACGTTAATTCAATGTTATCAAAGGCTGGTTTTACTGGAAATCATATTCCATTCGATATATCTATTGCAAACGACCGATCTAATGCAGATGGAAAAATCATATTTAAACGTGAAAGCAAGTCTGGATCAGGCTTAATGCAAATATTTTCAGCAGCAACATATAATGATTCTACACTTCACCATTGCCTAGTTCAGAAAAATGGATCAACAATTGAACTATATATTGACAATGGCACACCAGTAACGGCAACCGATACTGCAATTGGCGTAACAACATCCAATGACATACCAATCCACGTTGGAGGTAGACGATGTGGATTTAAGCATTATTCAATAGACGATGGCTGGACCGGAGAAAACATAGCGTATCCATTCACTGGCGAAATAGATGAAGTTAAATTCTTCGATAGATCGCTAACATCGGCTGAACGTACTTCAAACTATTCATCTGTAAACAACACAAATAGGGTTGGAAATATAATGTACGAGCATGGTATTGCAACAATAACAACGCCATTGGTTGGTGGAAAGGATATTTACCATAGTTCATCTGCATACGATGAATTATCATTCAAGGGATCTCATAATGTAACTGAACATATGTATGTATGCAACGTGTTAGATGGTGAATATAATAGTTCATATAACATAACATTGCGTGACAAATACGATATAAACAGCGAAGATTTGCGATCACATGTAACACAATCGGAGTTCTCACCATATATCACATCGGTTGGGCTATATAATGATTCTGGTGATCTATGTGCAATAGGTAAAATGGCTCAACCAATTAAGAAGCCAGACGATTATGATATATCATTCATGATCAGATTCGATACAAATTAGGAGACAATATGTCACATTGGTTATATAATGGGTCAATTCTGAGTGAAACCCCAGAAGACATGTTTGGTTTTGTTTACTTAATAACAAACAATCAAACTGGAAAAAAATACGTCGGTAGAAAATACTTTGGTACAACTCGACGAATAAAGGTACCAGGCAAAACTCGCAGAAAGGTTATTAGAAAGGATTCAAATTGGCGAGAATACACTGGATCATCCAAGCTACTGAATTCAGATATAGCTAAACTCGGTAAATCCAACTTCACATTTGAGATATTGATACTTGGTGAAACAAAGGGACAGGTAAACTATCTTGAGGAAAACATCCACCACCGATTCCATGTTTCAGCAAAATCAGATTTTTACAATGATTGCATAGGCCCTAGGCGCTTCGCCAGAGTTAGATTAACAGAACAAACATTCGAGAAAATAAGCACCATAAAATTTTCATAATTCAACTTTTTTTCTTATATTTAAACATATGAAAAAACAAAGGCTAATTCATCTTCTGCAGGCAGTACTCGGTATTGCAAAGATCAGCAAAAATGAAATAGCCTTTGCATGCCCTTACTGCTCCCATCCAAAAAAGAAGTTCAACATCAATTTGAATAACTATCGGTGGCACTGTTGGGTATGTGGAATAAAGGGTGTTGGAATACACCGGATATTCAAGGCAGTTGGAGCTGGTAGTAAGATTGCTGAGCTGAACTTGCTCACACCGAAGCAAACGGTTGAAACCGATAAACTATCGACGATATGTGTATTACCATATGAGTTCATACCAATGATCAACGGTAACCGATATAGTCCAGAATACAAAAATGCAATGGCATATTTACGCAATAGGGGATTATCTAAGGTCGACGTATTACGACATAATATTGGATATTGTGAATCTGGGTATTATGCAGGATATATTATTGTGCCAAGTTACGATGCTAACGGAATATTAAACTACTTCGTTGGTAGATCGTACTATGAAGTCGCATACAAGCACAAAAATCCAAAAGTATCTAAAGACATAATTGGATTCGACATGTTGATAAACTGGAAAGAAGACATAAACCTATGTGAAGGCGTTTTTGATGCATTTGCAATAGGTGAAAATACGATACCATTGTTTGGGAAGTTTTTATCGCCAAAACTCAAGCAACAGATTAATGACAAAAAGGTAAGGCGGATTAATGTAATATTAGATAAGGATGCTATGAAAGAAGCTCTGAGACTATCCGAATATCTACTAGGATTAGATGTGGACGTACATTTAATTGAACTGCCAAACGACACTGATCCAAGTGATATTGGACTTGATAAAATGAAAGAAATAATTAATAAATCTGAATCATTGGATTTAACAAAAATAGTGGAGATGCGATTTGGATTTTAATAAAATAGACGTAGGATTTAATGAAATTGACAAAATATTACACGTGGCTGATATCCATATTCGAAACTATCAGCGACATGCGGAATACCGTGCTGTATTCAAACAACTATATGACGAGATCGATCGCCTTCCTAAAAACGCTATTGTCTATGTAGGCGGAGATATTGTACATAGTAAAACTGACATATCACCAGAGTTAATTGAACTAACGTCTGAATTCTTTACTAATTTAGCAGATAGACGACATACTATTGTTATAACTGGTAATCATGATGCAAATCTAAATAATTCAACTAGGTTGGACTCATTAACGCCAATAATTTCAGCGCTAAATCATCCAAACTTGCACTACCTAAAGGATTCAGGTGTATATCATATAGCAAATGTGCACTTCACAGTATTTGGAATATTTGATGATCCTGCTACATTTATTAAATCGGACTCATTTGACGCCGAAACAAAGATAGCATTATTTCATGGTGCAGTTGATAAGTCGACTACTGATAAGGGATATGTTGTTAGTAATGACAATTTGCCCGTAACAATGTTTGATGGATATGACATGTCAATGTTGGGAGATATTCATAAGCGACAATTTTACGACGAAGCAAAAACGATACTACAGATTGGCTCAACATTGCAACAAAATTTTGGTGAAGCATTTGAAAACCATGGATGTGGCATATGGGATGTTAAATCTAGGACTGTCGAATTTGTAGACTTCACAAATAATTACGGATATTATACTATTGATATAGCTGATGGTGTACTTCCCAATATATCAGATATACCAAAGTATCCCCGGGTTAGATTGCGTACAACAAATACAACTCAAGCTCAAATAAAGGAATTAACTAAAACAATTAAAACTAGCTGCAAAACAACTGACATCGTTATAATTAGAAACGATAGATTGGATGCACAAAATAAGAAAACTAGAAAGATTGTTAGGGATATTCGTGACGTTTCATATCAGAATCAATTGTTGGATGATTATATTAGAACAAATCATAATCCAGATGATGAGACAATGCGTAGAATTAAGAACATAAACAGGGAATTGAATAAACGATTACTTGACGCCGATGTATCAAGGGGAATCAATTGGAAACCCAAAACGTTTGAATTCGACAACATGTTCAGCTATGGGCCAAACAATAAAATTGACTTTTCTAAGGCGAACGATGTGATTGGAATATTTGCCCCTAACCATGCTGGTAAATCTGCAATATTTGATGCGCTAATGTTCTGCTTATTCAATAAATGCTCTAGAACATTCTCTGCTGCAAATGTAATGAATAATAGATTAGATACATTCAATAGCAAATTAAACTTTGAAATAGACGGTGTAGATTATTTTGTTGAACGTAGGGGAAAACGAAACAAGGATGGTAAATCGGTTCGAGTTGATGTTGACTTTTGGATGATCGATGAATCCGGTGAAAAACTATCACTTAATGGTGAACAACGTAGATATACAGATAGAAACATAACTGGATATTTGGGAATATATGAGGATTTTGTACTAACAGCAATGTCAATGCAAAATAACAATACTGGATTCATTGATAAACCTCAACCGGAAAAGAAAAATCTATTGTCTAAGTTTTTAGACATATTTGTTTTCGAGGAATTATTTAGATTAGCCAATGACGAAATAAAGTCTGTACAAACATTACTGCGAAATTTTAAGAATGTAGATTATGCGCAAAAATTAATTGACGCAGAATACTTGTTGGATGAACATGTAATAGCATACGACACGTTATCTGCACAACAAGCTAAATTAACTGAAGATTTAGACGCTGCCGAATTATCAATAAAGGATAAATCTGCGGAACTAAAGCATGTATCAGTATCAACAGACTTGGCTGCTATGCAATTAACTAGAAGCAATGTCGCATCAGATATCGTTGATCATACAGATAAGCTGGAAAAATATTCGGCGTATATGGAAACAAATAAACTAAAGTTGGACGAACTGGCAACAGAGATGTTATCATATGACATAGTTCAATTGAACACGCAACATGCAACAATGCAAACTGAACAGTCAAATAACAGACAGATTCAGCAAAAGATTGGCATAATCAAGGTAAACGTACAAAATAAATTAACATCAATATCAAAGTTAGCAAAGCATGAATATGATCCAAACTGCGAATACTGTTGCAACAACGACTTTGTTAAATCAGCTGAAGATGCAAAAATTGAATTATTAGACGATAAACTGGTCGTGGCATCGTTATTGGCAGCTAAATCGGACTCTGACAAATTGCTACAAGGTGCAGCCAAAATATCGGATGATATTCGTGCGTATAGCACACTAACAAATGACCAATCAAAATATATTCGATATGAGTCAGAAGTTGTTACAAAATTGGAACGACGTAGAAATGCATTACTTGAATCAAATAGAAATTTAACTGATGTTGATGCAAGTATTGTTATATATTACCAAAATGAAGCTGCAATAAAGCATAATATATCTATAAACCTGGAACTGTCTAGCCTAGAATCAAATAGATCATCGATCAAGGGTAGAATATCGTCCCAAAACATAGTATTACGTAATGCATTCAGTAGTGTATCCATGGCAAAACAAACAATTGAATCAATTCAGACAATAATTGGTGATGCACATGAATTAGAATTGAAACTCAAGTCATACGAATATTATTTAGATGCAATTAGACGCGATGGAATTCCATATGAAATTATTGCAGAAACATTACCATACATTGAAGAGGAAGTAAACAATACACTTTCGCAAATAGTTGATTTTGAGATACGTTTTGACGTTGACGGTAAGGACATATTGAGCTACATAAAATACGACGACAATATGTGGCCACTTGAAATGACTTCGGGTATGGAAAAGTTTATAAGCTCATTAGCAATTAGAGTTGCATTGATTAAGGTATCTAACTTACCACGTCCGAACTTCCTAATTATTGATGAAGGATTCGGTAACCTAGATTCAACCAACATCAGCTCACTTGAATTATTATTTGGTTATCTCAAGACTGAATTCGACTTTCTAATGATTGTGTCACATATTGACATCATGAAGGATATGGTTGACAGTTTAATTGAAATAGACGTAACAGATTCAACGAGTCTAGTACAATATTAAGTATGTTGTATATTTATATACGATATCCTAAGTAGATTAGGGTAGGTATATTGGAGACAC